ACTTATGCGGATCTTTACCCAGAAATTGATAGTGCATCCCTGCCCTCAAAAGTCTTAGATAAAAATGGGAAGCTTGGTGAAAAAGTTGAGTGGGAGGTTTGTGAAAACTGTGTGCAGTGGGACGACAAGTGCTGTCTTGGCTTCCCTGAGCAACTCCTGTTCGGCTCTCGGTACGCCAATGAATGCAGTGCCTACCTGGCCTGCCAGCGCTGATTTCAGCGGCGATGCGGCGGCTATGCTGCTGTCTGAGGCGCTTCGATTCGGTGATTATCCCAAGACGCTCCCCGGAGCCCGAACCGGAGCCAACATGGGTTGAGAAATTCGGAAATCAGATCGTTGCTGGTCTTGCTCTTGCCGCAGCCACAAGCATTGCAAGTAACTTGATGATGCTGGTTTCTGTTCCAGAGAAGTTGAAAGCACTGGGCGATAGGGTTGAGGTTCTTGTGGGGGAAATGCGTGGCTACCGTGAAGAAATTAAAGAGGTCAATAAGGAAATGCAAGATATTAAGCTTGACGTAAACACCCTCAAGATGAAGCGGTAAAATGCAAGTTCTTGAAAACGGCGCAACCATTGAACACGTTCAAGATAAAAAGAACGGCGATTTTTACAGAGCCTGCTACAAGGGCAAGTGTCGCTGTGCGGAAGACGAGTATATTGCGGATCTGTATGCGCATTTGCTCGTCAAGCTTGTAGATGGAAAATAAACAGATTGCTTACTTTGTAACTGTCAGGGTTGACGAGACTCGCACGCGAGATTATCGAGTAGTTGCGCGTAGTGCATATAGCGCACAGTGGATTTTCAAGCAAATCAATCCAACTGCAAAAGTAATTTCCATTCGTCCTGTCAATCGCGTCAGCGAAATTTCCGAGTAACCGCTTCGGGCGAGATTCGATAGTATTTCAGTATGCCAGCAAAAACGAGAGGCGTTCGATACGCCGATTCTGCCGCTCTGGGCGGCTTGGGACTGCTTGAAGACGTAAGCGTTCTTCGCAAATTGAAAAAGAAAGCGAATGTTCGTCTCGATCTACTTGAGGTTGAGGCGAAGATGATGAATGATTTGCTGCCATATCAGCGCAGCTTTGTTTGCGACTTTTCTCATAAGTATGTCGGATTTTGTGCTGGGTATGGAAGTGGCAAGACCTTCAGTGCTGTAATCAAGTGCATCATGCTGGCTTTCAAAAGTCAGGGCTTCACGCATCTTTTTCTTGAACCAACCATTCCACTGCTGAGAGACGTTGCACTGCCGACTTGGTTCAAAGTGCTTGATATGTATGCAATTCCATATGTTTTCAGATCCTCGCCACTACCGAATATCACACTGAAGCTGCCTGGTGGTGATACTCCGGTCTTTTTGCGCTCGCTTGAAACATATCAGCGTCTTGTGGGTGTAAACGCAGCAAGTCTTGTGGCTGACGAAATTGACACGACAAAGGCGGAGGTTGTTCATAAAGCAATGGTCAAGTTGCAGGGTCGTGTTCGTGTTGGCAAGTGCCCACAGATTTGCACGGTGAGTACGCCAGAAGGTTTTGGATGGATGTATAATTTTTACGTTACTGAGGATGCTGAAAACAAAAAGCTTTACAAGGGAAGGACAAGAGATAACCCGCACCTTGACCCGAACTTCATTACTGACCTTGAGCAGAAGTTTCACCCTGATCTTGTCAAAAGTTATCTTGAGGGCGAATTCTGCAACCTTGAGTCTTCCGCTGTTTTTTACGAGTTCGACAGACAAAAGCATTCCAGCGGAGTCTTTCACCCAGAGCCAGGGGAGAAAATTGTTTTTGGTGCAGACTTCAACGTCAATCGCTGTCAATCTATTTTTGCCGTTGTTCGACCTGGGCCGACTGGGCAACAAGTGCATATGTTCTCTGAAGAGCGTGCTGCCGATACTTTCCACCTTGTCGAAATTCTCAAAAGAAAGTATCCTCGGCATCTTGCCAATAACGCAATTATCTGCTATCCAGACGCGAGCGGGGCGCACACTGCAACTGCTTCAACTACAACCGATCACGATATTCTGCGAAATGCAGGCGTAATGGTGATTACGGAAAAGCGAAACCCACCAATTGCAGAAACGCTTGCTCATGCAAACTTGCATTTGCATAGAGACTTGGTTTACATTAACCCAACAGCCTGCGCAGAAACTGTCACGGCATTGGAGCAGTGGGTTTACGATAAAAATACGATGAAGCCAGCTAAAAATGGGGCAAATGATAAGTCGCACTGTGGGGACGCTGTTCGCTATCTACTGTGGAATGTATTCCCACGGGCGGGAACGCGATCTGGCTATGGGCCAAGGTGGCGATAGACTGAATCAGCGTAATTTTTCAAAGTCGTGCTTGTAAATTCTGGAACGCTGGTCGTAGGTGCTGACGATATTCTCAGCGATCCACTTGAACGTCGCTATCCAGAATTTGATGCAAACTATGAAACGGTAACTGGGGTTGATAGTTATGCGCCAGAGGTTGCCGAGCATCTTGCAAGGATTCTACCGATTAAATATTGCCGCTTCCCTGAGTTTTACCTTGAAGAGGCATCTGCTGCATATGTCCCTCAGGATTATCTTGAAAAGCCGGAGAGCTACGAGGTTCGCAGGACTCGCGCTCTCTCTGCTTTTCAGCCGCACTACTCCCACCTTGTCGAACTGATTGTCGGCACCGCGCTTCGCAAAGGTGTTGCGGTGCCAGAGGAGATTCCCCCCGAGTGGGGCAGTTTTTTTGAAGATGCAGACCTTGAGGGACATTCGATTACAAGTTTCACCAAAGAGCTTTTTTCAATGGCTCTTGATGGTGGAACCGCTGGGCTGTGGGCTGAATATCCAACAATTCCACCTGGGTTGAGTTCCGCCGAGGAAGAGGCGTTGAATCCTCGTCCCTACTTTGTTGCGTTCAAGGTTGATGATATTCTTGAGTGCAGGCACGATACTTACTCTGTAGAAATCAACGGGACCAATATCTTTGGTTCCTTCCCGACCTATCTGCGTGTTAAGACTGAGATTCGTCGGCAAAGCGCGGATAACGAGTTTTACGAGGAAGTTGTTCCTGCTGTTTACGTTTACGATATTCGTCCAACCATTTCTAGTGACACTGGGGACATTATTGAAACTTCAAGCGACAATCCTGATGCACGAAATCGAGTGCGTTTCCGTACCTATACAAAAAATATGAGCAGGCCGGAGAACGACGAGTATGCGCTGGAGAGGACTTCCTTCCTGTCAATTGGCTTTATCCCTTTTTCACCATGCTTTGGTGGGCGCCGTGAAGCCTTTTTCCGTGCTCGCCCCCTTCTTTTTGATATTGCTCGGCTGAATCTGAATCACTGGGCGATTTCCGCTGATCTCAACGAAAGCATCCACCTGACTGCATCGCCAATTCTTACCGGAACAGGCATTCGTCCTGACGATGAAATTACTGCTGGATCTGGGCGTTCACTTTTCTCGGCAAATTCCGATGCAAAGTTCGGAATGATGAGTGCTTCGATGGAGGGGGCTTCCGTCACCCTGGAGAACCTGAGGCGCATCGAGACGGCCATGGAGAAGCTTGCAGCCGTGGCCATGACCACTGGGAAGACCCAGGCCGAAAGCGGCTTCAGCAAGCTGCTGGACCGCTCTCAGAGCGATTCCCAACTGGCCGTGCTAGTGCAGTCGCTGGAGGACTGCCTGAACCGGGCATTGATGTATGCAGCGGCCTACAGGGGTTATACACCAGTGACTGTGAAAATTAGCAAGAACTTCATTCCTGTCAAGCTTCATTCGCAACAGGTTCTTGCTTACAATTCGCTGTTCAAGGATAGCAATGTTATTACTATCGAGCTGTTCTTGAAAATGCTTGAAGCTGGGGAGCTTTTTGAAGGAATCCCGAACTTCAGCGTCTCTGATCTTTTGCAGGACATGGGCCTGGGCGGGAATGAGACGGCGAAGCAGCTTGGCCTCACGAACACTGGCCTGACCCCGCTGGCAACGGATCAGGCAACTGGTGGCAATGAGAATCCAGAGGCATCAGTAGAGACAAACGAAAGCGGATCTGCTAATCTCTGAGGGCAATCGCTTAATTCACAGTGCCAAGCGAAGACGACACTCAGCAACAAGACCCGACCGTAAGCCTTGAGGATCTTGAAAAGCGGATCAGGGCGCTTGAGAGCGAAAACACGAAGCTCAAATCAACAAAGCAGGGACTGCTGGCTGATCTTAGGAAAAAGAAAACGATTGACACCTTTTTGAAAGGTGCTGGGATCGAACTTGACGAACAAGTTACGGAAGACGACATTCCCGAATTGATTGCCAATAGCCTGAAGAGCATTGCACAGCAAAGTGCTCCCGCTTCCCCGGCTTCGCAATCTCAGCAGGGTCAGACTGGGCAGATTCCATCTGATGCCATTGACGATGCGATCAAAGCACAGTTCAGCTCTCTTCGCAAAGAAATCGACACACTGAAAAGCGAAAGGGATGCTGCCCAGAGAGAGCGTGATGCAGAGCGCGAGCGTCGCAGGAACGAAAAGCTTGAGAAAATGGTGACGGAGGAGCTTCGGCGTATTGATTGCCGTCGCCCTTCCCATCTTCTCA